TGACGTGTGGACGGCCGGCCATCTCGTCGGGATTTGGTCGGTTATCCACAATCCGTTACACAAGAAATGGCATGATATCCACATGGCTATATTTGGCAAAAACAAAACCGCAGCTTTGGGCACCAGCATTGAGCCTGAGATTAAAGCAGCAGTAGGTTTCGCCAATACGCCCGGCATTTCTAACAACCCAGTAAACAATTTTTTTAACTACATTGAGGGTGAGCGCCGCGGCGCGGCCATGCAGCTGGCTACCGTTTCTCGCGCTCGAGATTTGTTGGCATCGGTTATTGCTTGTATGCCACTCAAAATGTACGGCGAAATGTGGAACGACGTTGACGGCGAAATGGAAGAAATACCATTAGCACCACGTTCATGGTTGCGTCAACCCGACCCGAGCGTTACCTACAACTTTTTAATGGCTTGGACGCTGGACGATTTATTATTCTACGGCCGCGCTTACTGGTACATTCAGGAACGCACAGCGGACGGTTTCCCAAGCAAGTTTAAGCGCCTACCAGTTGGCAGCATCACTCTTGGCGACACAGTGAGCACCGTACCGTTCGGCCCATCACAAGATATCTATTTTGCTGGCAACCCAATGAATAGCAACGACATCGTGCAATTCCTCTCGCCCATCCAAGGCATCGTTTACTCGAGCGCCCAGACCATTGCTACAGCTCTAAAAATTGAGGACTCGCGCTACACATATGCGCGCTCAAGTATCCCGTCCGGTGTTCTCAAGCAAACTGGTGGCGAGCCTTTAAGCGCCCAAGAGTTAGCAGACCTTGCAGCAGCTTTTAACCAAGCCCGCTTAACTAATCAGACCGCCGCACTCAACGAATACTTATCTTATGAGCCGTCTACAGCGACCCCAGACAAGATGTTGATGATAGAAAGCGCGCAGTACAGCGCACTTGAATTGGCGCGCCTATGTGGCGTACCGCCATATCTTGTGGGTGTTTCTACTGGTGCTTACGCTTATACAAGCTCTGAACAAAGCCGTGCTGACCTTTACATATTTGGCGTGAAACCTTACGCTGACTGTATCGCCAGCACATTAAGCATGAACAACGTACTCCCCCGCGGCACTTATGTTTGTTTTGATACCGACGATTACCTAGGCGAAAACTATGTAGCCGACACAATGCCTAACGGCATGCCAAGCGAAGCCCCCGACCAGAACACACAAGAGGAAATGGCATCATGATTAGATTAACCACCAGCACGTTCAGCGTTGACGCGGCAGCCCCAGACGGCACTGCCAAGCGCACCATCACCGGCATTGCATTGCCATACAACACCACCGCCGTGGTTTCAGGCGGCCAAGAAGTCACCTTTTTGCCCGGTAGTTTGCCAGTCGAAGGCAAAGCCCCAAAGCTTTACATGAGCCATGACTCTACGCAGGCCATTGGTTTGGTGACCGAGCGCACCGCCGACGACACCGCGATGTACTTCACCGCCAAAGTATCTACCACCGCACTTGGCGATGAAGCGTTAGTGCTCGCAGCTGACGGCGTGCTCGACTCTGTAAGCGTTGGCGTAAACCCGACAGACTTCAAGTTTGACGAGGACGGCACCATGATTATTGCGTCAGCCGACTGGTTAGAGCTCAGTTTGGTGCCGCAACCGGCATTCGCCGGGGCGACCATCGAAAAAGTTAATGCGTCGCAAGACGAAAGTATCCACCAAGAACCCGAAGAAACAGTTATAGACTCAGAACAAGAACCTGAAAGTGAGACACCAATGTCAGAACCAGTAGCACCAGAAGTAATCGAAGCAGCAGCACCAGTATTTGCTACCGCTAAACGCGAACCACGCTTGCCAAACGCTGGCGAGTTTGTGGCAGCAATGCACAAAGGCGGCGAAGTAGCCGCAGCTGCACAGCGCGTATTTGCTGAATACCGCGCATACCACAAGTCACCTATCGAGGCAGCCGCTGGCGACAACGTTCTCTCAAATGACGCTGGTATCGTGCCTGTTCCAATCTTGGGCCCCGTGTTCCGCGACATTAACTACATTGCCCCAGTCTTGAATGCGCTGGGCACTCGCGCAATGCCAAACTCTGGTAGTGGTGCAACATTCGTGAGGCCCACTTGGACGACCCACCCGACCGTGGCGCAGCAGAATACTGAACTGACCGCAGTATCAGCAACCACCGCAGTTATCGCAAGCAACACAGTTACAAAAGTAACTTTTGCTGGTAGCGCTCAGTTGTCATACCAAGTGCTTGACTTCACAGACCCAGCAGCAATGCAAATTATCGTGCAAGACCTTGCAGGCCAATATCTCACAGCTATTGACAATTACGCAGCAGACAACTTGCTTGCAGCTGCAACTTCGGCCGGCGTTTGGGACCTCTCAGTCGTTGACCTTATGAAGTCAATCTATGACGCAGCAGTCGTAACAAGTCAAGCAACCAACTATTTGCCAACCCACATTTTTGTCGACCCAGCCACATGGTCGTTGATGGCGCAGCTAGTGGATACAACAAATAGACCAATTTTTCCAAGCCTTGGCGCACCGGGCTTGAATGGTCAGAACAGCCTTGGCGCTGGTCAGGCCACTTCATGGTCGGGTATGAACCCACTTGGTTTGCAAATTGTCGTAGACAACAAGTTTGCAGCTAAGACCATGGTCATTATGAACGAGAACGCATTTGAGATTTACCGCCAAGACCGCGGCATGCTCACCGTTGAAGTTCCTAACACATTGGGCCGCCAAATGAGCGTGTTTGGTTACGCAGCTACATTTGCTGCAAACGCAAACATGATACAGAAAATTACTCAGGCTTAACCCGAAAGGCGGGCTACCGCCATGGCGGTTTACTCAGTAACCCACAAGTCGTTACTCGACAATTACGCAGTATTACAACTGCTCACCAGCAACGAAATTGCTGTAGGTCAAAGCATCACAGTGGCGGCCGTTGACGCAACATTCAACGGCACGTACACCGTGTACGCATTGCCAGAGTATTTGTATATCGGCACTGACGCTGAGGGCGATTTGGTTTATGACTACAACGTAGGCATAGAAAACCAAGTGCTTTACGCGCGCTCTGGCACGGACTTAACGCGCACAGCTGCGACCGGCACAGTTACATATACCCAGACATGCACTTGGATTACGGCCACACAAATTGAGGACTGGCTCGGTATAGGTACCGCGACCACAGCCGATACCACGTTTTTGACTCAGTGCGCGTCAGCTGCAAACGCATTTTGTTACCGCCGCCGCCAAGAGGCTGGCTATGTCGACTCTTTGACCACCAGCCCAAGTGGCGACGTAACTTTGGGCACCATTCAGTACGGCGGCATGCTCTACCGGCAACGCGGCTCTATTGACTCGTTCGCCAGTTTTGGCGATGGTGGCGCAGTATCAGTTACGGGCCTCTCAGGCGTCATAAAACAACTGCTTGGCATAGACAGACCGCAGGTCGCATAACTCATGCCTACGGCGTTCACAGACCTGTTTAACGAAGCTTTAGACGACCTCACAACCACGCTGACCGCAGTAACTGGTCTGCAAGTCGTGAACGACCCCAGAAACCTTGTGCCCCCGTGTGCATTTATTGACGCGCCGAGCTTTGAGGCATTTAACTACAACATCGTAAAAATGACATTCCCGGTACGTTGCATTACCCTCGGACCAAACAACCTCGACGCGCAACGCTCACTAATGAACCTTGCCAGCAAAGTACTTGCCGCTAATGTTGGGGTTACGGACGGACGGCCAACCATCGCAATGGTGGGCGGCGTGGACTATCCGGCATACGATTTAACAATTACAATGCAAGCACAGACAGCGTGAGAGGCTAAATATGTTCAAGATTTCAAGCGAGCGTTTAGGCAAAATAGGCGATTTCTTTGACGCGGCAGCAGCCGAAAAAGACGGCGTAAACATTCTTGCGCTCATCGCTGGCGGCTTTGTCTCTGAAACGTCCACCAAAACCGACCAGAAACCTGCTAAAACAGAACAAGAAACAAGCGAGGAATAAACACCATGGCAACTAGCACTTATCTTTCTAATCCAGTAGTGACTATCAACTCAGTTGATTTGACCGACCAGACCACGAGCGCAGTACTCACCCGCGTTATTGAGTCTCTCGAGTCCACAGCATTTGGTAGCACCAGCCGCGTTTATACCGCTGGCCTTGAAAACAGTTCACTAACCGTCACGTTGTACAACTCGTATGCAACGACCGAAACCTACGCAACACTTAAAGCACTTGTGGGTACGCAGCTTGTTGTTAAAGTAAAGCCAAGCACCGGCGCGACTTCAGCAACAAACCCAGAGCACACCCTCACAAATACTTATCTTGAGTCGTTGCCATTGGTGAACGGCCAACTTGGCGCGCTCGACACTATCGACATCACTTTCACTGGTGGTGTCTACTCAGTCGCTATCGCTTAACTCTCAACCCGAAAGGTAGCCCGACATGCAACTACGGCTCAAAGTACAACGCAAAAACGAAAACGCCTACGAGGTTGTCACTAGCCTCGCGGTCATTGTCGCATGGGAACGGCGCTTTAAGCGTCGCGCCAGTGACCTAGGCGCAGGTGTAGGCATGGAAGATTTGGCTTTCATGGCATGGGAAGCCAGCCAACGCGCCAACATTCTTGTGCCCGCCACACTCGATGCTTTTATTAACGACATTGAACTACTCGAAGTCGTAGACAGTGAGCCAGCAACTTTTACCGAGCCGGCACCGTCCGGCGACAATTAGCCGAACTGTTATTGCACACGGGCTGGTGGCCCCCAAGTGTAGACTTTGAGTTACCAGACTTAGCCACCGTCATAGACGTACTTGAAAGGCAGCGCAAAGAAAATGCCCACCAGCGCTAGTTATCAGGTTTATGGCATTCAAGAGGCACTTGCTGAGATAAACAAAGTTGACCGCGTTTTACGCCGGCAGATAACTAAAGACATTCAGGCTGGTGCGGGCACTCGACTTGTTACAGCTGCGCGCTCATTTATCCCCACTAAAGACCCGCTCTCTGGTATGGGGCGCGGCAACATGATTAAGGGCCGCGACGGCACGGGCTGGTCACGCACCCGTGTTCTCGCTGGCATTCGCACCGTGGTGGGCAAACGTGGTCAGCGTGCACGCACCGTGACGTTTTCTAACGGCCGTACAGCCGATTTTAAGGCGACGCAGTACCAGTTACTGGTTCTACAGCAACGTGACGCTGCCGGCGCTATCTGGGACCATGCAGGCATTCGAGGCGGCGGTCAGTTTGTTGCCAACCTTTTGGCTGAGGGCGAACACGTCGGGCCAGCTACTGCGCCACGCGCTTTGGAACCCGCAGCACAAAGCGTGCTACCTGCCGTCGAGGACGAAGTAAGCAAGATAGTTGAGCGCGTAATGACTATCGTTAACCGTAACCTCGTAACGACTAGGACGCGCTAATGGCTATCAACATTCCGATTATTTCAAGCCTGAACACCAAAGGTTTTGACGCAGCCAAAAAAGAGTTTCAGAGCCTGCAGGGTTTTGGTGCCAAAAGCGGGTTTCTACTCAAAAACGCTATGGTGCCCGCTGCTGGTGCAGTCACCGCACTTGCTGGCGGTTTGGCTATTGCCGCTAAGGCCGCTATTGCCGATGAGCAAAGCACCAAACTTTTGGAAACACAACTGCGCGCAACGCTTGGACCTAACCAAGCTCTCGCCGATAGTGTCGCCGATTTTGTTGACCAAACACAGTTAGCCACTGGCGTAGCCGACGATGAGCTAAGGCCAGCGCTTGCAGGCTTGGTGCGTTTTACTGGCGATGCCACTAAAGCACAAGAGTTACTTACGCTCAGTATTGACGCCTCAAAAGCAACTGGTAAGGATTTAGTCCAAGTTTCTACCGCTATCGGTAAGGCGTATGACGGCAATTTCACCGCGTTAAAAAAGTTAGGTGTACCGCTTGACGAGAACATTATTAAAACTAAAGATTTTGAGGCTGCACAAAAAGCACTTAGCGCACAGTTTGGTGGCGCGGCAGCAGCCAATGCCAACACATACGCTGGCCGTCTTTCAATCTTAAAAATACGTTTTGACGAAATGGTAGAAAGCATCGGTTACCGCGTCCTGCCGTACCTAGGCAAAATGCTTGACTACGTAGACCGACTCATCAAGATTATGGACGACCGCGGACTTGGCGGCGTCATCAGCGAACTGGGTAGCAGGCTGCGCCGTTTTGTAGACCCAGCCCAAGCAGTACTCGACGTACTACAAAAGAACGTCAAAGAAACCAAAGGTTTTGGCGACAAACTAAAACAGACCGGCGTAAACGTAGCCAACTTTGGCTCAAGCATCATCAATATGGGTGCTGCAATTACTGGCTCAAGTTTTCGTTTAGGCAAATTACAAACCGACCTAGACAAAACAAACGAAGGTTTAGCGCTCGCTTATTCCAATACCCGCGCATGGTCAGAAACCTTGTTGCAACTGGACCAAGACCAGAAACGCGCCAACTACCAAAAAGCCGTAGATATTGAGCAACAACGCCTGGCAAACCTTGAAATTGCCAAGAGTACTGCCAGCACCAAAAAGGCTACAGACGCCGCCAAAAAGGCTACAGAGGCCAGCGCTAAGCACGCTGAGGCAGTGCGCGCACTCAAAGAGGCATACGACAACGCAGTACAAACAGTTAAAGACAAGTTCTCGCCAGCGCTCATGGCCGCAAACAAACAACTGACCGACGCAACCGACAACTACAACAATTTCTACAACGCAACCGCAGACGTAGTGCGCGGCATATTCAATGTTGGCGAAGCATGGACGACCGCAGCTGACAGCGAAGGCGCAAAAACATTCTTTGGCGTACTTGACGACCAAGCCAAAAAGGCTGGCGAACTTGCCGGCGGGATAGAAAAACTGATAGCCAACGGTCTTGACGACCCAGCGCTATTGCAGTCTATTTTGGCTAGCGGCGCAGACGTAGGACTTGAGATTATTAACGGTTTGCTTGCTGGCGGTAAAGCGTCAATAGACCGTCTTGTAGGTATCTCTGGCACCATTAACGCAGCCGCGGACCGTATCGCCAAACTCACGGCAGACAAGTGGTACAAGTCTGGTGTCGACCAAGCCCAAGCGATAGTGAACGGCGTTAATAGCGTTATTGCTGACACCGAGTTTATGCTCAAGTTTGCTATTGACCCGGCAAGCATCGCGGCTATTGGCGCACAGTTAGACGCAAACCTTGGCACCGTGTTTACTGGCGGCGCGGCCCCAGCACCTACCACTAACCCGTTTGGGCCAGTACTTGGCAGTATCAACACCAGCACAAATGCCGACATGTCGCGCTACAGCTCTGGCAACGTGGCGGCCTCGAGCGTAACTATCAACGTTAATGGTGGCGACCCCAACGCAGTAGTGAGCGCGCTACGTACTTACATGCGCCAAAACGGCAGCGTGCCTATCAAGGTAAGCAACATTTACTAATGGCACTTGTTCAATATCAACTCGAGTACGGCGCGACCTACGCAACACTCACGACCGTTGCCAGCAACTTGCAAAACGTGAGCCTGACCTACGGCCGCCAAGCACAATTAGACCAATACAACGCCAACACAGCCAGCGTCACATTGCGTTACCCAAACGGCTACGCCACGCCAAACGCATCATGGATAACCGGCACTTGGGTACGCATCTCAATACGTCTGGGCACCAGCGGCACATACAAACAATTATGGGTAGGACGCATCGCAGACGTGATAGTCGAGTACGGCATACCATACGCCGGCAGTGTCGGTAATGCCGATTTTGTAACACTTCTATGCGAGGGCAACTTTGCTGCTTTTGGGCGCGTCCAAGGCAACAGTTATGCAATGACCGCCAAAAGCTTGAGCGCGCAGGCCGGCAGCTGCGCAACGGAAACTGGGCTAAACATTTCGACACAAAGCGGTTTCGGCGGTACCCAACAATTCCCCGCAACAACCATTAGTACCACTTGGGGCGACTGGGTAAACCGCACCGTACTAACAATGAACGGCCGCCTTATTGACGTTTCAGACGGCATTATGGTTGTTAACGCCTACTACAAACTTAGCGCTTTTTACGGCAATTTTTCGGACACTACTAACGACGCATCTAACCATTGTTACGAAAAAATAGAGTTCACAAGTCTGGCCGACAACTATTACACCCAAGTGACGGTCACCCCAGAGTCATACAGCCCAGCCACCGTTTCAACGGGTAGCGCGCCATACCGCACCTACGCCGTTAACACGCTGAACAACTCGACTAGCCAAGCAACCGACTTCGCCAACTATCTGCTATCAAACTACAAAACGCCGGCATTGCGTATTGCTTCAATTACATGCAACTTAAATGCTCAAATATCTGAATTACCGGCTTATGGCATGGACTATATAAGTACCCAAATAAGCGTGGCGTTTCGCGGCACGACATACCAATGCATTATTGAAGGCGCAACATTTTCGGGCACGCCCGGGCAAGCCAGCGTCACGTTCTATTTCAGTTCTGCCGACTTAAACAACTATCTGACACTTGATAACGCCGTTTATGGCAAACTAGATAACAACAAATTGGGGTACTAAATGGCCGTTAATCCAAACACAACTTTTACTGCTGGGCAGATATATACAGCCGACCAAGCAAATCGTTTTCCGCGCGGCGTCATGGCCTATGTTGTACGTACAGCTGGCAACTTCACAGCAACCACGACTGTTGCAGATATCACAAGCATGACGGTTACCTTTACCGCTGTTGCAGACAGGCTTTACAAAGCTTCATGGGTGGTGCAAGCGCAAAAAAACACTGACGGCTGGACGCAAATTAGTTGCACCACCAGCGCAAACGCGCTTTTAGGCTCGACTATTGGCTACGGGATTAATGGAAACTATGTAAACCTGACCGGTTTTACGATTATTGACAGTTTTAGCGCCGGCAGCAACACTGTAAAATTGCGCGCTGAGGCACAAACAGGAACAACAACAATTTTAGCAACCGCCATTTCGTGCCAATTGATAGTTGAAGACATGGGGCCACGATGATACACAACTTAAAAAACCACAACGACAACCACGCAGAAATGATGCGGATAGTAAGAAACCGGCTACTCGCCGAAAGCGACTGGACACAATTACCAGACGCGCAATGCGACAAAGCAACCTGGGCGACATACCGCCAAGCGTTGCGCGATTTCCCAGCGACATGGGAACCAGCAGAAACCGCAAATTTTCCAGAGGCACCAGCATGATTTGGCGTAGCGCGTTTGTGATGGCGTTGTTTGCCAGCATTCTTGTAGCTTGTGGCGACCGTGAGCGCACTAACTGCCCACGCACCAAAAACAAGGCTTTACGCGCAGCAACCACCATTACCGTAGACACCGCCAGCGTTGGCGCTACCCGAGTTATAGAAACGAAATGCCCGTAATACCACCACCACGGCGACCCGAGCGTATGACAGGCGAAGAAATTAAAGCCCGCCTCATATTTGTTGTTGCTTGCGCGCTGTCTCTCACGTTTGTTGGCGCAACCATGGCACTGCTTTACGGCCTACTATTTGTCACCCAGCCGCTCGAGGTGTCAGACAACGACAAAAGCGCGTGGGCAACATTGCAGCCGCTACTACTATTTCTTACTGGCTCACTTGCTGGCCTGCTCAGCGCTAACGGCCTGAAAGACAAACCGAAAGACAAAGACAATGAAAAGCATTAAATACACGGTGACCACCACCGCACAAATAGTGGTACCAGCCAAAAACTTTAACCGTGAGGTATACACCCACGTTATCGGCAACGGCATTGTTTATTTAGGCGACTCAACCGTGACCAGCACAGCCGGCACCCCAACCGAAAAACACACCACCCCATTTGGTTTGTTCGTCCCAGCAGGCGAAACCGTTTACGCCCTGGTCTCTACTGGCACCGAAGATTTGCGCGTCTTGGACTGGTCAATCTGATGTACACCACCATGAAAATTAAAATGCCCAAAGACCTAGCCGGCCACAAAAACGGGCAACTACCAGACGAGCTACTAGCACCCGTACCCGGCGGCAAACTACACAAGTGCGCGGTACGCAGCTACAAACACATGCTAAACGCAGCCAAAGCCGCTGGCGTAGAACTTAAACCGACCTCGAGCGTTGACACCTACAGGCCATACAAAATACAGTACGACGCATTTATGCAGCGCTACTCACCCAAACCGACCGACGACACCAGAGGCATCACCCGCACATTTGAGGGCGCGACTTGGTACCTCAAAAAGGGTATGGCACCATGCGCGGCACCCGACCCCACAGGCGTGAAAGGCTCAAACCACGGCTGGGGTTTGGCAGTAGATTTTGCTAACTGCACCGGCAAAACATTTACTTGGCTCACCAAAAACGCTAATAAGTTTGGCTGGTACATAGGTACAGGCGACCCAAGCAAGCCCGGCTTTGAGTCATGGCATTGGGAATACGTCCTAGGCAACGTCTGGTCGCCACCCGCCGAAACCGTTACCCCATAAGGCTTACAGCCGAAAGACGCGCAAACACTCAATAAGCCCATTAGGGTTTTTACCTATCCCGACGAAAGGCAGAAACCATGAAACGACTACTTGGCGTACTCGCCACAGCTGCACTACTGGTGCCGGCAACACAAACACAAGCAGCGGTACAACCCGACTGCAAACTCTACACCGCTCTAGCCCTCGAGGTCGGCTGGGCTAAACGAGAAATACCACGACTCATGCAAATATGCGCTCGAGAGTCCAAAGGTTTTGCGCGGGCATGGAACCAGCGCGACCCATACACCGGCTCATACGGCCTGATGCAAATAAACGGCGCTAACAAGGGCTTTTTACAAGATGCCCGCATTGTCCGTAAAGCGATGACCGAACTCTGGTCACCACGAAAAAACCTTAAAGCCGCTTTAGCGCTATACAAGCGCCACGGCTGGGCACCATGGAAAGGTAACAGCGCGCCAAAATAATGTGCTACCGTACACCCGTTAGTTATTTTCAACCCGACTAGAAAAGAGACAACATGGTAAACCCGACTGACCATTTAGACCAAGCACTAGCGAACTTGTGGGCGAACACTCGACCCAAAGCAACTGACGTGCTAATCCGTAACTTGCGCGCTCACGCTTACAGCTACGCAATGGACGACCCGAAACTATGCGAGGACCTACGCCAAGCCATCGGCAGGCTTGAGCACCCGAGCAGCCTTGAGCCAAAACAGCAGAGCATCATTGACCGTTTAGACGACATTGTGCAGGAACTGCACGACCTAGGCCACACTCAACTAGGTGGCGAAACTGACCAACTACTTATTGCAATAGACAACGCATTGCGAGGTAAAAAGTGAGAACCATTGTTTACGCTTTTGCCGTTGCCGGCGTAATGGCAACATTCTTGTGTATCACATTGTGGGCCGCCGACTGGATTAGCAATCATGAGAACGGTTGGTACGAGTAATGGCTTTTGACCTTTCCGAATATGTAGACGTAAAGACCCGTCTCAAGCAAGCGCTTGCGCTTTACCCGCAGCTGCGTATTGTTGAGCACCGCCCAGAGATAACTCAAGTGGGCGACCAGTTGTTCATTGAATGCTCAGTAACCGTTAGCCGTGACCCTGACGACCCGATACCGGTAACGGCTTACATTTTTGAGCCGTACCCGGGCAAAACCACGTTTACTAAAAACAGTGAGCAAGCCAATGGCGCAACGTCGGTTTTGGGGCGTGCGCTCGGGTACATGGGCCTAGGTATCGACAAGTCAATCGCAAGCAGTAACGAGGTTTTAGGCCGTCAGCAAGCAGCCGAGGAAACCGACCACACCAAGGTGGTGAGCATTGCGCGACCAACCCCAACACTGGACGGCCCACGCTCTAAAGAAATTGGCAGCGCTCGACTCACAGCTCGTGAACAAACCGAGGCAAGCCAAACCAACAACACTGGCGGCGCGACCGCTAATCAAATAAAAATGCTTACCCAAATGTGCGCTGAACGTGGGCTAGATTTTGACCCCACAGAACCCATGACGTACAGCGAGGCCAAAGAAATGTTTTTATCCATTAAGCCAATACCGAAGGTGAAATGATGAGCACAGACAAATGGCGCGAAATAGCGGACGACTTATACAAGCAAGTGTGCATTAATTTTTGCTGGCATTGCGGGCACGAAAGAACCCGAGAATGCAGCGCGGAAGAAGCAGTAACCCGTTACAGAGATGCGGTATGTGATGAGCAACGTTGACCAGATGCCAGCTGAGCAAGCACTCTGGGCGTACTCGAGCATGCTTTATGACTCACGCGAACAATGCGAAAGCCTGAGGCGCGAACTCAACATAGTTATACGCCAATTCATGGACCTACAAGCCGACTACCAGCGTTTAGCGCGGGCAATAGAGCAGGCCGCCAATGCCGACAAATAGTTACACCGGCATGACCGAGGCCGCATTCTTAAAACAAGTGTGCGCGGTAGCAAAACTGCGCGGCTGGCTCATTTACCACGCCAAACCCGCACAAGTAGGCGAGCGTTGGGCAACCCATTTTCAAGGCGATGCCGGTTTTCCTGACTTGGTGATGAGTCACCCAACTGGCGGGCTGGTGTTCGCTGAGTTAAAGGCTGGACGCAACAAACAGTCTGACGCGCAGCTGCGTTGGCAGAGATACCTACTCGAGGCGGACTACGAGTGTTACTGCTGGTACCCAAAAGACCTAGACGCAATCATTGCGCGACTGAGCGACATATGAGCAAAGTACTAGTAACACTCGATTACGAGGAACTGGATTTCTGCGCGCATGCCGGCGTAAACCGCCAGATACGTGCACTAAAAAAGAACCGCGTAAGCCCCACAAAAGACCTTGACTATGCCAAGCAGAACTACTGGTCAAGCAACATAACTGGCGTCATTGGCGAGTACGCAGTATCTAAAGCCTTGGGCGAACATTGGGTAGACCTAGGGCAAGACCGCGGCGGCTTTGACGTCCTGAGTTATCAGGTGCGCGCGACAGAACAAACCAAACCAATGCTGAGAGTACGTGCCCATAACAACTTTGAGCACATGTACATACTTGCCCAAGTACGCAAAAACAGGGTTTTAATACATGGTTGGGCTAGCGGTCATGACGTTAAACAATTTGGCATACTCGAGTACGAGAACTGCTGGTCATTACATGCAGACGGCCTCAACGACATGTCATTACTAATTCACCCAATTATCTACACATCACAAGTAACCGAGTGGGAAGCACCAGATTACCAATGAGCAAACTAACTGAAGCCGACCGTCAAGAGCTGCGCGCATTGTTCAGCCAACTCGCTGACATACAAGCCGACGCAATCCTCGAGGAACTGGCAACACAGCCAGACGAATAACCATGAACGTACAACTTAATAATGCTGGTACCCGGTGCGTCTCGCTGGGCTAAGTCGGGGAATTGAGAAGCCCAGCCAGCACTCATGGCCGCGTATGGATTTGCACTATGCCGGCGTAACACACGGGAACGTGGGTAGAGCACCATGTCTATGAACTGGTGTGCAGCGTCCAAACGTCACAAATGCGTATGGTGTCCGTCCTTGACTATGAAACATTCCGGCAGCCACAGCTACTTGCTGAAAGTGTGGGGGGACGTAGTGCACAAGACTCAACAACAAGCCAGACAACAAGCCACAAAGTGGCGCGTTAGCCAAGCGATAGCGCGGGAGCAAACAACATGACAACAACACACAACGGTAAACAACGAGCCACCAGCGAGTTTAAGCGCAACAGAGCCAAACTCTTAGCCGACGACCCACCATGCCACTGGTGTGGAATAGCGCGAGCAACCGAAGCAGACCACCTACTCGAGACAGATGCCGGCGGAACCAACGACATCACCAATCTGGTGCCGGCCTGCAAACCATGCAATGCGCGGCGCGGTCAGGCATACCGGGTACGCAAAGAGCGCGAAAACAACGGCGTATTAGAGATAAACACTCAGAGCGTTTTTTTGGGAGAGCAACGGAAGCC